GAACTGCGTATGCAACAAGCGCAGGCTGGACTTGCTGCCCTTTATAGCGGTGACCTTGATGACGCGGTATTTCATTGGTCAGTAATCAACAGCGAGAAGAACAAGTCAACCGATTACCGTTTCACTGCTTATGCAGATGATTTTTGGTTTGAAGTAGATCCAAAAAACTTCAACGGTAATTTTGCATGGGTACACGTTGAGGCTGAGGGTACTGAATGTATCCTTGGTAGTGAAACATTCAGGCTCATGCGTGTTGCAGACATCTGCGTAACGCAAGAAAGTACCAAGTGGTACGAGAAGTATCAGGAGATTTCGGAAACTGAGCCATTCCTGACATGGCACAACGAGTTGATGGAGGGTAAGTAAATGAATAGGTTCTTTAAAGTTCTCGACCGTAATGCGGTCACTATCGGGTTGTTGCTCATCTTGTTCGGAATGGGCAGTATGTTGGTTATCGAGACCAACAAGCGGATGGATGCTGAGATTAAAGCTCAGCAAGCTCATGAGCGTGAACTCATGACAGACAAAGCGTACAACGCTGTACTCGCCGACTAATTTCAGGGGGACGCAAGTCCCCTCACTTTTTTAAATAGGAGTTCAATAATATGGCCACACCAGTTGAAATGTTGCATGCCCGTAAACATTACGGGATTGACCCGCAATTTGTTTCGGATTCTGACAAGAAGTGGATTGTGAAGCACCACCGATGTTGCTTGCACGTCGATCAGAAGCGTGGAGTCCCATTGATGTGGCGCAACATTCCAACGCTAATGGTTGTGCTACTCCCAATCGACCTCGCATACGACGAGGATACAGATTGGACCGCAATGGCTTACGGTGAAGACCGTAAGGGACGCGGAGTAAGAATGTTTGTGACCCGTAAGTTGGCGATCCACCTTGGGTGGACGATTGATAGCAACAAGTAAGGAGTTTAGTTATGTATATTGGAGTATTGATATTGAGCGTCCGTGGTGGACGCAAGCGTCGTGTCAAGATTTATCACAATCTTGATAACTCCTTCACCTTCCGGTGGGGGCTGTTTGGTCGAGTCAACGCAGAATGGCTCGGCGGGTCATTCGACGACTTTGTAGAGGCAACGCTTCTACACTGCTAATCAACACAGGGAGGCGAAAGCCTCCCATTTTTTATAGGAGTTAACCAATGAGGTATCGGCAACCAACAAAAGAAGAAGAACGAGACAACACTACAGCTATCATCATCAATGGCATTCTCATCGTAATGTTTATTGCTGCAGTGATATCAGGATTGTAAGGAGAACACTATGGACTGGGATTTGAGTCAGCTCGGTGAAGTCCAGAAAACAAGCGGTATCAAACGATACCTGTTTGCACTGCGACATGACCACGAATCATACGTGGTACATGGCGATGATGATAATGGTGACTACATGTTGCTGTTTGAATCAGTAGTCGATGCAGCAAAGGTGTTGGAAGACTATCGCGAAGCAACACAGTGCGATGCACTGGTTTGCTCATTTGATATTTACGATCTTGAACCTAAATTCAATGTCCGTCTTTACAGAATAGACGGGACATGGGCTGATTACGCACATACAAAGTACATGAGGCTACTCAAATTACGAGAGCGATTCGAGCAAGCAGAATCCTCAATCGACTGACGTATGGGAGGGGTTAAATTTTATACCCCTCCAATTTTTACAGGGGGGAGGGGTCAAATATTACCCCCCTCATTATATTGAATAACAATCAATGTAATACTTATAATACACATGACCCAAGGAGTTAGTTATGGGAAAAATGACATGGTCACAAGCGTCAATCAATGCATTGACACCAGCGCAACAGCACAGCCTCGTAAAAGCTGGCATTCTCACAATAGAGAATACACAAGCGGAAGAAGAACTGTGGCAAGTATGCATGGTCATGCTTGATCGTGGTTACATTGCCGAGTTGCTTGGCTATCACATCACCACGTTCAACACATACATGACGGATGAGTATCGTCTTGTACGCATGAAAGAAAAGCTGTTCACAATTCTTGGCAATGACATTCGCCAGCGTGACATTGCTGTTGTGCACAACATCTACAAAAAGCTGCACAAACTTGTAGATGCCAAGCACAATAACAAGTTGGCTCAGCAGTTTATTGAGGCACAAGATAATGCCATTTAATGTAGGTGACCGAGTGCGAAACGTACGCCGCCCCGACGTTGTCGGGGTGGTTACTGCTTTAGATGCACCTAACAATAAATGGTGTACACGACCTGAAGACTTTCGCATTATTGTGCGATATCCACGCATCGAAAAGAAATCTAATGGCCAATGGAAAGGCGGTGAATTAGACGAATTACCAGCAGATCTTCTCCGCACGGGAGAAAAGATACCAGACGCATTCCACACATTTAAACGTAGTGGTAGCGAAGGTGGTGTTGGTGAACGAATGAAAGCACACGACAGACGAAGACGAATCAAATGATACTTACTCTCTTATTTCCATTCATCGTAGTAATAATGTCCCTCTTGTACTTAGGGGGATGGTTTTTTAGTTCAATGTGGTCAGCACAGGAAAAGATAGACAATGAATAAACAAATCATTAGCGCCAGCGAACTGGCACGACAAGTAATCAAAACATACGAGCAAGGTGATGGTGAACTAATTACCGGCATTGAGTTCCATAACAGCGAAAACGGTCGCACTAAGCACCGTATCAATATTAATGGAACACTTGAAACCAAGTTGTATATGCAGCATGAGCGCATGTCTCCTGCTATGTATGGCATTTACATTACTATCTACGATGGCGCATGGACACTGCGCACACAGGGTTACTACGATGAAGTAAATGTTGAATACACATCTACTAACACCGAAATGCAATACACGTTTATGCAACTACGTGAATGGATGAGTGATTTTGTTGAAACTGTGTACCAACTCAAAGCAGCTGAAGTACACGGAATCGTCGTTATCCCTTAGTTATACGTGAGGGGTGCGTCTCACTAACAACGCATAGAAAGAGTACACACAATGACTGAACAAGACAAGATTTGGGTCACCATCTGCCAGTGGGTTAGTAACATGGAGTTCCTATCCACCATGGTTGGCATGGACTTTGCTTTACCTGTGCCACTAGAACGTGAAAATCAACAGACACTGCTTGAGTTCATGCAAAACTACAATATGAATCAAGCCAAAGAATACAACAGATTGAGGAGTTTATAATGTCGCCTATTCATCACCACAAAATCATTGTGCTCAAGTTTGCATATCTTCATGTCCATCCCGGCGGTGGAATTGAGAAAACAATCTTACTCACACCAAGTTTTCAAAGATTCCTTGATCGTGAGGCACGTCAACATCTTGCAGAACTACTTGACTTCATCGATGCTCACGTTCCACATCAAGCACGTACTAGAGATGGCTTTGATGAATGGCACAACGAACGAGCAACAGAAGATGAAGTAACTGTTTATGTGCAATGGGTTGATGCACTAACACCAATGCCAAGACCTACTGGCTGGGAGGAGGTAGATACATCGCATGGCTAGATATACCTATCACAATCAGATGTATGACTTTCAAGGCCGAGAAATCGGCCTTCCTGATGTTTATACAACTGCATTAGCTGCACAAAAAATTGCTGGACTTCACGTTTACTGTGATCCAACAATTATGCACATTAGAATCTCGCGATGCCTTGAGCATACATATGAGTTCAAACCGTATGCCATTGTTTACATGAACATTGTTGCTGACAAACCTGTAAGTTCTAAAAGGAGAATATTTTAAATGAAATGCGATTGGGATGTTGTAATGGGTTCCTTAGTTCTTGAGGAATTACTCGAAGAAAACTTGATAACTAAAGATCATTACAATCATATGTGGGAAATATTTAAAGATAAGCAAGACGATGTCAACTGGGTTTTACTCGATATGTCTGAAGTGTTATTAAATCTTGAACAAGATGATTGTGACAAGATCATTGCCTACTTAACAAAAGAGTGTAACCTCAAGAGTTTCACTGAAGCTAAGATCGCCATCTAATTTTTATGTGAGGGGTGCGTCTCACTAACAACGCACAGAAAGAAACATAATCATGTCTATCGAATTGTACACAAAGTATTTCCGCGAAGCTCTTCTCGCTGTTCCTGCTAAAGTAGCAGACGGCACACTGTATTCGTACGGTGGCTACCATGTATGTTCACATACAGATACCGTTGAACTCAACGGGCATTACATATCAATGGAGTACAAGCTGCGTATGGACGTAGCTAATGGTGAAGAAAAGACTCTTCATCCTATTCCTCTTGTTCAAATTGAACTGACTATGACATTGCGTCCTGACAAGGATAGCCGTGACACATCGTCATTTATGACCAAGATCATCAAGGTTCAGCTTAACAGCGAGACTCTTGAAGAGCAGATTGATGAAGCGATCCAGACACTGGAACGTGTCATCATCGATGTCAAGTTGCCAACTATAGCTTTTGATTTCTGGAAGTATGTTGCTACGGCAATGCCAGACTTTGAGAAGCAGGTGTCTAAAGCGATTGTGACTAATCATAATCGCCTGTCCTACAAGGACTAGTTAGATGTGAGGGGTGCGTCTCACTAACAACGCACAGAAAGAGAACACAATGAATAAAACAACATGGTACCAACGCAAAATCAAACTTGATGACGGCGCTGTCATTTCAATCATCTGCAAAGATGACATTAGTTATGGTCACGCAGATAATTTATTTGAATGCGCCTTGATCAATCCAGATGGTTGCATAGATGATAATTCAGTTACAGGTTATCTAACCTTTCATCAGGTTGCAGAATACATCGATAAAGCAATGGAGAAACACAATGACAATAGGAACAGCTGAATATATTAGGCATCACGTATATCGTGATTGCCCTGACTACTCGTTTCCACCATGTAAGTATGGACACACGATGTGTTCATGCACAGACGAAGCTGGTGGCCCATGCTCTGATGAGTTAGAAGCAGAAAACGATCAAAGGGTTGATGTGTTCTATGCAGCTCGCATCATTGATGCCATATACGTCAAGAACAATGACAACTACACATTACTAATTGAGGACGAAGAATAATGGAACACAAGATTTGTTTAGTCAGCGTCGATATGTTTAATGCACCCGGAATGCTACGCTGGGCGCGTCACTTCTACCGCATGCCATCATGCTCCAAACAGGACAAGAAGTATTTTTTAGGTGTAATGGAAGCATGGATACCTGACAAAAAGACAGCCAAGTATTGCCTTGAATGTCCAGACGATGTCATTGAATGGGACTACGAAGAACGGTCTGCAACAATCACAGTAAAGGTAACAAAATGAAACAAGCAAACCCAGTGACGTATAAGTTTGAGTATTGGTCAACATTCCAAGACGCAACACCAAATAGACTCGTCAGGTTTTACTTTCACACGTATCGTACTCCGCCTAGTCTAATCAAGGTTAGACAACAACTCAACAGTGACATCGGATGTACTCGCTTACGTCAAGGTATTGAACAATCATACGATGGTACTCAATACCGCGTATATAGCGAGCGACACTGTATGGTTGGCTTTGCACATATAGCAACGAAGGATGATGTCAAAATATGAATGACAGAATAATGATAGAAGCATGGGACGAGATCATGGCTGATTCACAAGAAGCCGAAGAATGTATCGTATCCATGTACAGTGTCGAGCGTTATTACGGTGGCCCAGAGGAAGGAGGTTGGTGGGGCAACCTGTTTATTCTTAGAAAGTATGTTCGATGTAGTAATCGTGATGCAGCTGAAAAGCTACAACATAAACTACAAGAACGATGTGAGGAGTTAAATAGAGAAGAACAACAACGAGATAGTGAAGACTGTTTGCGTCATTGCGAACGTGCTTGGTCACGAGGTGAGGATGTAGATGACTACGGATATGACGGGCCAAGTACATATCACGTACTCATTGAGAAGTTTCCCGGAGAGAATCAACAAACAGAACGATCACACTACGAATAAGGAGAATAACTATGTATTACGAATGGGATGAAGACGATATTCCATATGATGAAGACGAGATGATTGAACAGGTGTTTGAAGACCCTCATGGTGTTTCAGCATTGCGCAGAGCAACAGCAAGTAACCCACGCAATCTGCCGTGCCCGACATGTGAGGAACCTAACAGGCTTACACCAATGGATGTATGGAAAGGATATCAATGCGACGCATGCGCTAATCAAGCAGAACGAGGCTGGTAATGCCACTAAAAAAACTGACACCTGAACAAACAGCGTCAATACGACATCAAGCAAACAATGGCGTAAGTGTAATTGCACTTGCTACTAAATACAAAGTGTCTCAACAACACATATACAGAATTAAAAGTAATCAACGACGAGACAGAAAAACAAAACAAATGAGTACATACAACGGCTGGACAAATTACGCAACATGGTTATTTTACTTACATCACAGTGAGGACATATACAACTGGTGGCATGAACACTCTGAACATGAGCGTCAAAATCACGCACTTGAACACATCAAAGAGTACTTTGAGGAAATGTACAGTGAGCTGATTGATGGCATTGCTAACACATATCTTACAGATGTCATTCTTGGTGAACTCCGTGACGTTGATTGGAGAGACATACTTAAAACAGTAACAGAAAATAACAACACAACTGACGCTAATTGGACAGAAGAAGGCGCAATAACAAACTACTTAGATCACGTAGCAGAAAACAAAGATAAAGAAAGAAACTAATGACCGCACAACAATACCTCGCTAAGTTCGGGCTGGATGCAAATCCAGCCCTTTTTACTAACGTACACAATGGCAAACACATGAAGCCAAAGTACAACTCTTATTGCATATACGATGGAGTTAGTCAACTAGATCGTCGATCTCGCATCATATGCGTCATGTCTAACTGCCAGACTAACAACGAGGAATGGAACATCAAAACTGGTGACATGATTCAGACCTACATCATTATGCGTGACGTGCATCCACAAGTTGCCATTGATCAACGACTTGACGGTTGCATCTGTGGCAACTGTACCCACCGCAAGCGACGCAAACGTCACACGCGCACTGCTAAAGTCAAAGATGTGCGTACGTGTTATGTCAATATCGGCAAAGGCACATCAGCCGTATGGGAATCATTCCAGCGAGGCAATATACCTGTTATCTCTAGCACTGTTGCAGCTACCATTCAGTTAGTCGCTGGCAAGAAGCTACGCATGGGTACATACGGTGACCCAGTAGCCGTACCATTCCCTATCTGGAGTGACATGCTACGCTATTCACTTGGTCACACAGGTTACACACACCAGTGGCGTATGCCGATAGCAAAGCCATTTCGTGGTGTACTTCAAGCATCATGTGACTCATACATCGATCGATGGGAAGCCAAAGAAGCTGGCTGGGGTACATTCCTAGTCCGTCCACATGACGGCTACGTTGACAAACGTCACACTGCTTATGCTCGTGGTTGCAAGCAGTGCCCAAGTGATCCATTCATTAACGAGATGCGAGCAATGCGCAATATGCTGAAAATGCATACTACGTGCGACACTTGCCCTGCATCTTTACGTTGTGATGGCGATAGCGATATTGTCATCCGTGCCCACGGCTCAGCTGCGCTGTGGGTTTAATTAAACACAAGGTAAATAAACATGTTTTATTCAATAGCAGACTACGACGAATGGTCATCTGACCACTGGGACGGACAAGGGCACTACACCAAAGATGGTGAGTGCCTTTCACCAGCTTGTGGTGCATACTTTATGGCTGCGCTTGGTAAACGCATTTTCAAATCTATTGACGTGCGTTACACAGATGCAGCAATACGTCGTTTCATTAGCGAAGAAGAGGCGCAAGGAGACGTAAAAGTTACTGATGATGAAATCACAAATTTCATTGCCTTAGTGCAGTCCGTGTACCACGAACGCACCATAGAAGAATTTAACGAAGCTATGTGGGAATACATCTGTGACTCTACATACAGCGAGTGGAATGACATATTTAGTGCGCATGACTTAGGTTATGTTTGCAAGTTAGAAGAACCAGAAGGGTGGCCAGTGCCATGACAGTAAAAGAGATTGATCAAGATCAAGAGAATTTTGAGAACGAGTTGCGATGGCTGCGGGAGAAATACCCGCAGTTTTATATTGAAGTATGGGGGCCATACGATTTTGCATTGCAACTTAATCATGATGGATACCCGACTGGAGACGAGCTTGCACAGGCTGCAGCAGACAACTGGGATAAATGGGTGGGTGTAGTCGAAGTGTTACACGACACATTTGATGCTCATATTGGTACAAACTGGGATCGACTTACAGAAGCAATAAAGGAGATTAATAGAGATGATAGATAATTACACATTCGAGCACATGACGCTCACTGTTCAATCCATCAATACAGAATGGTGGTTTGAGATGATGATGGACATGATTCAGTACAGCGACTGGGTCAAGAATGTACGAGTAGTTGAGCACACAGACACAAGATGGGTGCTAGAGATTATTGATGATGAGTGTGAACCACATCTCATATCAGACCTAAATCTATTGGAACATCTACGCAAGAGCTGGTCAATTGGTGATCGTACGTTTCTAGAGCCACAAAATGTTGATTACGACATCATTGACTGCATTGTGCAGGAGTTATGTTTTGGTGAATTAGTTTACGGATAAGGAGTAATAAAATGCCTAATTGGTGCGATAACACATTAACAGTATCGGGTGACAACATAGATGACGTAAAGAAGTGGGTGGCAGAAAACACAAAGAAAAACGAATATGGCATCGATTGCGTAGACTTTAATGGTTCAGTGCCTATGCCGGACGAGGAAGATGGTAACAACTGGTACACATGGTCTATGGCTAACTGGGGCACTAAATGGAATGCTTGCTATTGTAGCGAGCTAATAGGTGAAGACAACGAAGCCCGTTATAACTTTGACACTGCATGGGGACCACCCGGTGCATGGTTTATTACTATGAGTGCAAAGTACCCAAAGCTCAACTTTGTTATGCATTACTCAGAACCGGGCATGTGCTTTGCTGGCACCATGTCTAGGCAAGACGGTTATTTTGACGACGTGTATCGTGAAAATACAGACCTCACTGATGATGACAAAGAAGCAATGGGCTATACACCATGTGAAGCATGTGGTGGATGGGAAGAAGAATGCATGTGTGACTAACACGTGCGGTACAATACAAGTAATACATTTATTTATTGAAAGGTTTTTATGTTACAAGAATTAATTGATTTGCTTAACGCAATGAAAAAGAACAGCGAATACAAAGATGGTTGGGATAAGTTAGAGCCATTGATCGGTTTGAATAATACAATCTCACTATCATGGCCACAGTGGAGACTAAAAATCGTTACATTCCGCATGCCAAAAGAATGGGATGGCAACACAGAGTCCGCAGAAGACATCAAAACCATTGACAATCTCTTTTGGCACAATGATCAAATTATCTGGGTTACAGATAAAAACAAGAATATGTATGATGAGCAAACACTTGTTCGTGTCACTGTAGCTGATGTAATTGATGAGTTTCTGTCTGGTAGATGGACTCCACCTTGGAAGTGTGGTTACTGTGTATCTAGGCATAAAGGTCAACTACAGCCAAGATACTAATGCCTACACGTAAACGTAGTAACTATCATCCTGTTTGCTACGTTGTGTCTGGAAACGGACACAGCGTAGCAGTCAGCAATCAGTTTGTAGCCAAGATTATCTATAAATTATGGATTCAAAAGAGTGTTGAAAAAAATATTACTACTGCAGTAATAATTGACGCTTGGATGTCTCCAAACTCATGGTCAACTTGGAGTCGCAAACACATCATCGCTTTATTGAATGGCTCGTGGAAAAAACGACTGATCTGTAAAGCAATCGTTAGTAATGGTGCATACAAAGAAATAATGTACAACACACAAATAAAATTAACTGGCGATGAATATGAGTCATTTGCCACATATAACTACACAACACTTTCAAATCCAGTAGCACACGCATTAAATAATGCACTGATGTACCCAAACATCTTGCAATTAATTTTACGTGCGCCTACAGCACTAGCTGCTCGCGTTGCTTTGAAGGTTGAAGGTTATGTGCTGTGGCAAGACGGCACAAGAATAAGCCATATCGATAAAGTGTGGGAGTACCTACACTTTGAAGTCAGAAGATCGTGACTACGAACCAAATTTTGGCTGTAGTATGTTACTTTTTTGGTTTGGCCTGATCATTTACTTTGCATATCAGACTATGATGCGAAACAAATGAGAAGAAATAACGCGGAAGCTCTATTCCAAAAACAAGTCATTGCTTTGCTGTCTGCCTGTGGCTACACAGTAATAGAAGTAGGTAAGTCAAGAGGTAAGACACAATGCCCTACCTGCAAAACGTACCATTACTCAAGTGGATGGCAAGGCAATACTGTTGGTGCTCCAGACTTATATGTACACCGAAAAGAATGGAGCCACTTGGCTGTTGGGATAGAACTCAAAACGGAGAAAGGAGCTGTACGTAAAGAACAACAAGCATTTGCAGACAAAGGAATAGTATCAATATGTAGAAACATGGAAGATGTAATACTTTTGATTACAGCAATAGATAAACGATTCAATCTAGAAAGTAAATTGGAGAAAGTTACTTGGATAATTTAATTAAATGCCCCGTTGCTTACGAGCATCATGACGTGTGGCTTGATTCGTCAAAGTTTGATGTTGTGTATGTTGCAACTAAGCCAGAAGACAATACGTCATTTTTAAGCGTAGATAAAGATGGTTGGTTTTTCATACCAGCATGGTCACAATACGAAGATGCTGAAAAGTATTTGCAAGCCAAAGACCTAGTAGGACTACACAACATTACTCGTTTGTCGTTGGTAGAGTTATGTTTACTTGCACGAGCAATCATGCTAAACAACGTACCAATGTTAATTTGCGGTACAAATACTGCCGAAAACGTTCTAAGCACATATGCTCCGACACCAACTATGTTTTCGTCCATAACTAGTATTTGGCATTACGCAGAACTTGATGGAGAAAAAATACGCACTCAAAACGGAGACCTATATGTACAGCTATCAACATCAAATCTTATGGCTCGTTTATATAGCGAAAAACCAGATCTTATAGAAGCAATAGTTCACGACCAAGTAATTATTAGGTCAATGATGTTTAAACAATTAGTGAGCGAGGAAGAATATGTGTATTCAGATGGTGAATCCCTTAATGTTAAAAATGGACTTAGTGTAAGCAAAGTACTACGTGAAATAGAAGGAGAGAAAGATGTTTAGTCCACGTGATCACTTTATCAACCTAAAAGGTAAGCAATATTTACCAGTCGCCGCCCGTATCGCTTGGTTCAGAGAAGACCATGTAGATTGGACGATTAATACATATCCTGTGCCCGACCTTTCGGGCACAGACTACTGTACTTTTGCTGCCGAGATCTTAGACGATGAAGGCAAGTTGATTGCAAAAGGACACAAAACAGAACACGAAAAACACTTTGCTGATTATCGTGAAAAGGCAGAGACTGGATCTATTGGTCGTGCTCTTGCCTTATGCGGATACGGAACGTTGTTTGCTCAAGAGCTAGAGGAACCTATTACTCAAGCTGGAGATATGCGTATTGTTGACACCCCACAACCAACAAAAGCAAAACTAACACCGGGAAAGCAATTTGCATATGAGTGCAAACGCATATGGGGATCAGACATTACACCAAGTGATATGAAGCGAGTGTTCTTCAAGTTAGCTGGACACAACGATACTACAGATCAAAACCTGCGGTTAGTCATAGAAGTACTAATGGGATTCAACACACCGGAAGAAGCAGAAGCAGTATTTTTGACAATAGAAGAAGAAGGACTCAATGGACAAATCTAAGTTTGACGTTATCGGAGATAGTTACTACGACATCGAGACTGGCGAGTATGCTGGCCCTGTTGATGGCTGGTTAGGTGAGGAACTGGCATCAGAAGATCAAGTACTTCTGGCAATGCAACGCTTGTTGCAATATGAGACCGAACTCAAGGCACAGCAACTAGCAATGCAGTCTGTTGTAGAACGATGCAAGTCTATGGTCAAAGACAAAGAGCGCAAGGTTCAGTGGTTACAGTCTCGTTATGGCGCTCAAATTGCAGATTTTGCCAAAAAGCAGTTGACTGGTAAAGCTAAAACATGGAAGTGTCCATGGGGACAAGTTGCTTTCCGCAACTCGCAACCAACGTTTTCTATTCTTGATGAAGAGAAAGCAGCGTATGTAATTCCATTGTCATTAGGCGCAATCAAGATTGAGCATAAAGTTTACAAAAGTAAGATACCAAAAGAAGTTCAACTTACACTTGTAGATCAATACCCAGATCTGTTCAGTATGACTGAAGCATCTGAAAACTTTAGCATAAAGTCATTGACAGCAACCGATACTGAGGAGTAAGATTGCAGTGCTCCGTACCAATATCCAACGGAGCACAACTACCAAATGGAGGACCACGGACATCAACACCGTGGTCCTTTTGTATCCATAAAGGAAAGAGAATGAGTGACGAATTAGTTTATATAGGTAGCATTCCTGACGCCGTCAGCGTAACAGACGTAGGGCTACAGTTTAATCACGATATTGAATACGATCAGTGGCTACGCCTTATGGCAACACTACAACAACTTACAACAGCATTTCAATTTGCAATTGGTGACGCATTAAACTATGGACAAAAACGTTATGGCGAGAAGTACGCACAAGCAATGGATGCGACTGGGTGTGCTTATCAAAGCCTTGCTAACTGGAGCTGGGTGGCTAGTCATGTGCCTATTAATAACCGTGTGGCTGGTCTTAGTTGGACTCATCATAGGCTTGTTGCCCATGTCGGCACCGAACAACAAAAACAATTACTAGAAGCCGCAAAAGCAAAAGGTATATCTGTAACAGAGTTTGAGAAAGAACTTAAAGGTGAACCAGAAGAAGAAAAGAAACCATTTAAACAAATCACCATTCCTGAAGGCTGGTCAGTTGATGATGCTAACAAAGCATTGGAAATGATCAGTTCATACAAGGATGGACTTAATGCATTATGTGAAGCAATAGAAACAAAAACAGAATCAGTGCAGAGGTACTGCGCTGAATGTCCATATAACAATTAGAGGTAAGGCATGATTACTGTATTTAATGGCAAGTCTATTGGCTTGTCAGGTGAGCGTTCGTCTGGGTTTGTACAACTAGATCGAGTACTAGTTGACCACATCAAAACATTTACACCATCTGGATTTGTAGTATTTATGGCATTGGTAATGCACGTAGACAACAACGGATACTGCTGGCCAAGTGTCAAACGACTTGTTGAATGCACCGGCTTATCAGAGTCTACTGTCAAGAATGCATTGCATTATTTGACAGGTATGAGGATAAACGACAAGCGTATTCTGGCAGTTAATCCTAGAACTTCTCCTAATGGGAGAACAACAAGCAATGGATACAAACTGTTTCCTGACACGATTGACCACGCCGGTGACATCACCGTTGTAACTGCTGGTTCAACTAAAACGGAGAAAGCCAAGGAGGAGGATCCAGCATATCCACTGTACAAGACATTCAAGCAAGTCGTATCTGGCTTTACTACTGAAGCACCTATTACTGACAAGGAGTGGAAAGATGTCCGCCTAACTATATGGCAGATGCACAAAGCTGGTGTAACACCTGATGACGTGACAGAGCGAGTCAAGGTTTTACTGGGTAAGTGGTATCAAAACCAAGATATGATTACGGTTCGCTCATTATGGAGACACTGGGACACACATGCTAAGCCAAAACAAACTATAAGCAATGTGAATACAACAGTAGAGGAGTGGTTTAAATGACAGCAACAGATAAGTTATTAGCAGTACTCTCACAACTGCCTAGTTCAATTCAATGGAATGAGACTAGCCAGACCGTCTATCGTGTGGCTATAAACGGGCTTACAGATGACGACATTAAAGGTGGATGCCAAAGGATTCTTACCCGGTGTAAGTTTAGACCTACGCCATCAGAAGTTCTTAACTACATTGCGATAGAGAAGTACGGTGATGCTCAACCGCATATGGTTACGCATGACATCAGTGAAGGCATCAGACTAGGAACTGACCCAAACAAACTTCATCCAACTGTAGTACTTGTACTAAAGAAAACTGGCGGATATAGAGCGTGGAGGGTCGAACCACCACTAAAGGGTCAGCAGTTGCAAGACGTAATTAATGAAGTACACATTGTCAGGTTAACGGATTACATTAATGAACAAAGAAGCAAATAGAAGCCTTGGCTTCAACATAGAAGTTCCATCGGATGTTATGAGTGAGCAATCACTCATAGCATCTGTGCTTTTAGGTGGCAATCGTTTACTTAGATCACTAACAGCAATAGATAAGTCAATGTTCTATCGTGTGTCACACAGCCTGATTTGGGAATCATATGTTGCAATTGATAAAGCAGGTCAGGACATTGACATCGTAACTGTTAATGAAGAACTGACAAAGCGTAATGCATTAGAGCCAGCTGGTGGCCTAGCGTACATTATGCAGTGTGCAGAGTTACTTCCAACTACATCAAATTATGAGAGTTATGCAAAGTTAGTAACTGATTACCACAGGCGTAGAGAAGTTATCTTTGCTTCTGAGTTTGCAAGTAAGCGAGCATCTATAGGTGATGATGATGTTGAGACAATCGTAAAGGATTTAAATAACTCTGTTACGTTTATCAATTCCGGAAACGATACTGATGATTTATCTAAATTAATATGGGACACAACTAACGAGGCTATACTTAGAGATGAAGACAAGCTAGACTTTTCAATCGGATCTGGCTACAACGACATTGACACAATCACAGGAGGGTGGCGCAACGGTGAACTAATTATACTTGGTGGTAGGCCGTCAATGGGTAAGTCTAGTCTTGGATTGCAATATGCATGGAATGCAGCTAAGTTTATGAGAGGCTTAGAGGAAAAGACCGGAGTGCTTATTGTTAGTGCAGAGATGTCAAAGGACATGGTCACTGCACGTATGTTGTCAATCTACAGTGAAGTGGATAGTCAAGTTATACAGACTAAGAAACTGAATAACTATCAAAAAGATCAGCTACATAACGTAGCTAGAGAGGCTAAGTCACTTCATGTTAGGATTGTCGCAGATAAAACTGTCACCCTTGGAGGAATTAGAGATGCCATTAGAGCCACACAAAAATCTTTTCATGTTGGCTTGGTGGTTGTTGATTACCTACAGATGATTGCGATGCCTAGTTCCTATAAGTCTGAGAATAGAACTAGAGATATCGGCGTTATTAGCCGTGGGTTGAAAGATATTGCACGTGAGTTTGGATGTCCTGTCATTGCGCTATCTAGTTTGTCTCGTGCTGTAGAGCAACGACAAGACAAGCGACCGATGATGTCTGATCTCAGAGAGTCTGGTGATATCGAATCAGACGCAGACGTAATTCAGTTCATCTATCGTGCTGGTTATTATGATAAGAAACAAGATAGTGAGTATGAGGAGCAGTCAGACAAAGCAGAGGTTATTACAGCTAAGAATAGAAATGGCAGAACCGGGGTGTCACTACTTGAGTTTCATCCCCGGTTTGCTAAGTTTACTGACTACGGACTAGACGGTCTTCTTTAGATAGACTTTCTTTTGGTCACTATTGACGATGCAATCAAGATCAAAACTACGAGCAATATCTCTGATTGCTGCATACGATTTACCATCTCGTAGAATGCACTGAAGGGCCAGTGGCTCACCATTGAGCACTGGCCCATCTTCCCAAGCCAATACAGCATTGTCCCCAGCGACAAGCCGAACAAAGTCACGCACAGGCGCGTATGTCTTTCCGTTTTGCAATAAAGCAACAATGTGGTTGTCTCCGTATACAATCTTCCAATCTTGACCAGCTTGAATTAATGACCATGGACGTATAAAACGCACCATGTTTTTATTCCTATTTCCATACAATGGTCTGTGAGCTACTTCATAACCATTGCGACTTCCATTACTGTTACTATTCCCTTCTATAGATTTCCAAATACCATTTTCATCTAAACCTTCTACAACACCAATATGAAATGCATCTTGTCGCCCATTTTGTAATTTCTTTACCAAGACTACTAAATCACCAGCCATAGGTGTTGTGTGTAATACGCCATGTTTTTTAGCAACAGCCAACCAGACATCGCAGTCTGCACTTACACACAGTGGCCAATCCAATCCAGACTTATATTCCCATTCTAAAGCAACGCCACTTACAAATGATGCACACCAATAACTTCCCAGTGGTGCATTGACCGATGTGTTCCACCTGTCAATCATTGGTCCGCAATTACTGCCCATCGGTTCTTCTTTGATACCAATATATTTACGGGCGATATCAATAAATTGATTACGAATATCCATTACTAAGGTCCTTGTAACATTCTCTGAATTTCAGTATTGCTCAACGGTTCAAACTTTTTGACAAATCTGCGCTTTTGTTTTGCGCGTAATCTTTCAGTTTGAGGAGTACTTTCAAATATGACTGGAGATGTCGGCATTCCGGGATAACTAATATCCTGCAATGTTGGATCTCCACTGTCAGGAATACCTTCCCAAAGAGCAGATATTCCATGAGCGTTCATCACATCTAATGCGTTGGGGTAATCGTATTCATACCTGCGCATTTCAGACAACACAGTAGACATCGAGGTATTTAATGCCTTGATGTCAGATACTTGATCAACATATGGACTTTGATATGCATTTTCAATACCAACTAAGCGACCAAACATCGACATTCGTAAATTATACGTCTGTGGATCAAAACGCATATCTGGCGTGTTAGTCTTGTACACCATGGTTTCAAGGTCACGTAAGAAATTCTGTATAGGAATAATTTCGTGATTTGCAGCCATGCGACTCATGCCATTTGGATATTGCATTAGTATTTTACGAACCAATAATTGATATGGGTGTCCCTGCAATGCAGAAAGAACCTGCTCTTTATTAGCTCTTAAGTACTCAAATCCAATGTGCTTACCAAATGATGCAGTTCCATTCCACTCTTGCCCACTGTACATAGAGTACAACGTCTGATACTGGGGGTTTAACCTATCAATAAAGTATAAACGCGCCATTTCAGCAGCAATAGCTTGTGGAGCCGGGGTTCCTAATTCTATTTCTTGATTAATGTTCAACATCGGTGCAGCAATAAACTTATGCCACCCCATAATTGCCGGTGGATAGTTTAACTGAGTGTCTCCAATTGTTCTGACCTTGCCATACTCACGTAGATTTTTAGGATCTATTACAGGTTTGGTTTTTACAGTCCACATTGGCTGCGTGTCAGAATTTGCACCAATACTAGCAACGTGTGACCAGATTGTATCTGATACTTCTGTTCCAATATTTTGTGCAATTGCATGCTTAGATGCTTGTGCAATAACTGCATTATTAATATGATGCAAAGCCATCAATCCAACCAAAGCAGTTCCTGCGCGTCTCGCCCATTCTTGTCCAGCAGTTTTAATTCGAGTACCAGCTTGTGGTGTATTAAATTGTAGTGCGTCAAAGAATCTAGCTTGTGGTCCAACATCAACAACGTTATAACCAATGCCACCGTCAAATCGTTTAACGATCGGACGTATTGCGTTATTTAGCATCATTCCAGTGCCCATCTGTAAAGCAGCAGGTATCAAAGAAATATTACCAACAGCCTTAAACCAGTTTGGAGCTAAATAAAGTTGAGATGCTTGGTAATACTTTTCCTGTATCTTTGGATTTAATCCGGGATCAGTACCAGACGGCACACCAGTAAGAGTATTCAATACACGTGCGTAGTTTTTCTTGTATTGAGATGCAACGTAATTCATCTGACCTTCACTTGGTGTATCACCTAAACCAAATGCAGGTAAGTTCTCATCAACGTATGCTAGATACTCAAGCATCATCTTAATGCGCAAAATATCTGTACTCATAACACCAGCTCGTTCGGTAGCTCCAACAAATGGATATCTTTGTGCAAGAACACCTTTACCAATAAATTCACTTTGTGACAACTGGATAGGCACATCTTCTAAAGCCATTGATGGATTAAGTGCTTGCATGGCAGCAGCTGCTTCATACCATTCACCATATTGAGTACTCAATCCAAGCTCATTTAGATCAGCAATTGTATATTGGCGCCGTGGCATATTGACTCCAGATACAACAGGTTTGACATATTGACCACGAACAGTACGTTGATGTACTAATGGAATTCCATATCCAATCTTACTGCCCGGAGTTCCATACTTATCAAACAAGCCAGACATTACCGCGTGATAAGCCTGATCGCCGTGAGCAGTATCTTTAGAATGTCCTAATGCCCAACTAGCCAACTTCTGTAATGGTGTTGTGCCTAAAGCCCTAGCAGCACCCGGCTTAGTATAATTTGGCAGTAACCCAGCTAATCCATAAAATTGCATTGCTGAATTTTTTGGATCTAAAAATGCAACCATAAAGTTCTGTAAGAATGGCCTAGCAAAGTCCAAACTCAATCGCATCACAATATTGGATGCATTTAATTCTGTCCAAGCTCCATTTAAAAACTTATTGAGTTTAGTGCGTCCGGGAACAATACGATACTGCAACGCTCTCATTTGATTAGGCGACAACGTAAACGATGGGCGTGTTGAGCCAGAACTTAAAAGTGTATTGCCAACAGTCTCATAATCAGCCGATGGAATAGCCATGTAAACGTCTTTTCCATCTATAGATACACCTATCTGGTTATTTACAGGATCATTCTTTAAAATCAGACGTTCAGGCTCATCAAATACAAACATCTTGTCAACGATGTCCGTATATCGTTGTTGTCTCCATTCATCAAATGCTTCTGGATCCAAATGTTTCTCTGGATCATACGGCTCTAATCCTGATACTAAATTCATTTCTTCATCAGTAAATGGTTCAACTGCATCTTCAAAAATATCACCAGAACTTAACCAAGTACCTTTGCGAGCATTATTGACAATAGCAGATTGCGTAATATCAATTTCCATTCCAGCTTCTGGTTGCACAATCTTAGACACGCGATAATCATTGCCCATTTTTGTGCGCCATTCAGCAGGAATGACTGATGGATCGTTGTGTTCAGCCTCTGCAACGAGCATTTTGGCAACAAACACATCATGGGGGATGATAGTGTTTTTAGTTAGGTTATCCAATCTCTCGTAAGCTTCTGGTGTAGCATCCGGCATCCATGCAGCAGCAGCCAAACGAATAAGTTCTGAAGAACTTTGCTGGCGGTATTCCTGAACACTTCTTAACTCAGTGACAGTCCCGTTATCATCTGTCACAGATCGGTAACTCAAGAATGGATTAGACAGCAATTCAACTTTATATGGAATACTCTCGTCAATCTGCGACTTAGGATCAACAATCTTCATTCGCTTTGGACTACTGACTCTATATAAATAGATGCCATCATTTAATCCGGAATCATGGAATGGCTTACTGCGCATAATAACGACAGAACCATTACGCAGATAATCGGTTTTTTCAATCGGTGAAAGAGAATTGATATCAAAAATGCCGTCTGGTATTTCACCGTGAGCAGCAGCTTGAAATCTCATTCTGTAACCCGGAGTAGTTATTGGGTATCGATTACCTAATACGTCTCCGCGTATTAACTGCATTGGATTCGTAGGGTCGATGCTTACTGGACGCGACTGATTTAAAGCAAAGTCAACATTGTATAAACCACCCGAACCATCTCTCATTAGCAACATCTTGTTTGTTTTAAATGAATTAGGTACAAGTGTAAATCGTTGGCTTTTCCAGTTATATCTAGCAGAAGACATTTCACGTTCTTGTAAATCAAGAATATGCGATGTTGCATATAGTAACTGTGTAGCCTTTTCATTCACAGACGGATTTGGATCAGTCAATTGCTTTAAGAAGTTAGAGTAGCCAGCAATATTGTTGCGACCAAATACAACGTCACGGACACGAGACAAGGCATATGCTGCTCCAGTAGAGCGGTAATAGTTATCCGAAAACCGTAATTCTTGCCCACTTTTGACTGTGTCCATAATGTCAAGCAACTGCAACGGATAACCTTGAGTAAAGAAATCACCAACGTCATTACCACGTATCGGCATTTCCATTGCGGATATGGCGTCAACTGCAATTGGTTGATCTTTATATTGCTGAATTGAGGACGTCGATAACTGAAGGTCATCTGGTAACCCTTCATTGAATGCAGAAATCACTGAAGCAATTCTGTCGTGCATACTAATATTACGGTCTGCGCGTTTGTTACCAGCGTCCAGTGGTTTAGAAAACGCATAGTACATGTCATATGCAAATTGCTCTAGCATATCTTGACGATCGGTAACAGATAAATCTTTTGCTTTGTAATCTAATGCATTGTCTAATTGGTCAAAGAATTGGACCATGGCTCCGTATTCAGGAGCATCGACGTTAAGTACGAATTCAGATGTATCCGTATCATAAGTAAATCGTGAGTCGTACATCATTTGGTCGCGACCAATAGACATACGGAATAGGCCATTATTGTAAATGAAGTCACCAACCGGATTAATTGCATTGCGGTTCAAGGCACTAATAAAGTCTGTTCCCTCTAGTGTAATACCTCCCTCGTCGTTTATTAATCCTTGTGTGTTCATAAAGTCAACAAGATCAGCCTCAACTGATGCCCTGCCAACTTTCATCATGCCACGCATATCAACGCCAGCTGCACGTACATGCTTAAACTGATCTGCAAAATACGCGCTAATTCTGTCAGAAGCAGTCTCTGTATCTGGACGCTTTGCTTGGAAATCTACAGCTGTTCCAGTCAATATCTTTTTCTCTAATGCAACTTGATCAGAGTAATCAGCATAACCAACCATTGACTTCTGTATCTGTGAAATACGTCTGTTAATGTCATACAAAACAGCAGAGAACTTACTGTTGTATTCACCAGAGTAACCATGCAAGCGAGGTTGATTTACACCATCAAGGTCAGCCAATGCCTCACTACTTACTAACATACGCACAGTAGTGTTTCGAGCTATTGCTTCTTTACCTCTACCCATACGTAATGTAACAGGTACTTCTAATACATAATATGAACTCTTTAGCGGTGCAGATTCATATTGCTTCTCAATACCAGCGGATGTTGTTTTTACAAATTTACCAGTAGATACGTCACGGTCAACTAAATGCAACTGTGTTGGGAAGAATCCATCTTTATCTATAATTCCATCTTGAGCAACACTCACATAAGTAATTTCTTGACCACCGACGTTATCAACAAATGCAGTCCTGAATTGCCCGCGATTCAATCGAGGATTGATAGCAACTATCTGATCAACAACACGTCCCTGTAAACGCATTGCATAACGTGGCGAAATAGATAATTCATCACCATGTAGTCGTAGTTTACGTTGAGCTGAAGATATTGGGGTAAACCAGAAATCACGCTCATTGTATTTACCGTCACGAACCATACTGATAAATAATTCAGTAATAGTCTTTTCTTTGAATGGTGAATTAATCTTTCGATCACCTACATAGTGTTCGTAGCCATATGTCTGTCCTACACCCTCACCAAAAGCAGACTGCACCCAAATACGTGCAACATCTTTTGGTGAATACATGTGCACATACGAGCGTCCTTCTAACTTACCCATTGTCGGGACGTTAATACTGACGTAATCATCCTTGCGCAATTGTGGATAAGTAACAGTTCGACGACCTGTTTTATATTTTGCAAACGGAATAGGTGATGTCCACTGCTGTTGAAACTTACCATCTACAGTGCGCAAAATATCAGCTGGACTTTGTCTAGCTAAGTTTTTCCATGCTGCGCGTAATGGGCCACCAACCTCTTGGAAAATTGCTGCAGCATCCCTGTCGTATGACATTGCAGCATTGTTTGCAATAGGTGACTCAAAATTTGATAACGCAGTCAGAAAGCCACTTGCAAATATTTCGTGAGCAAATGGATGCCAATCATCAGTCAATGAAATTCCATCAATAGGCTCTAAATTTGCCCATGCAGCTTTTAAGTCTGTTGATTTAAAGTCATTGCGATATTTTCGCGCTGCATCCAATTGAACTATAACTGGATATAACGGATGCGTCTCATTGATTTTTGATAAGAACTCTGCACTTTGCGGAATCAATGCATCAAGTAACCGCAATTGATTTCCGTCGGAAACTCCATGGAATAGCACATGGCTAACTTCATGAGCAAGAGTTGCAGCATTACGATCTGCACTCATGTCACTAGCAATCATCATTAACTTATGCGCTGCTTTTTGACTTTTACTCTCTAAGTTCAGAAGCGTACCATACACTTGTTGTTTTGATGACCCAGTACCAAGGTGTTCTCTCATAGACACATTGGTTAATTCCATAATTTTCTTAGTGGTAAACAATACCTTTCCACTATTTAAGTAGTAGTCTTGTCGCCCACGAGCGAGCATGTATGAGCGAAAAGCGTTTACTTGCTCAGGAGTCAGAGCTTTAGTGTTTTGCATAAACTGTGCAAAAGACATTGCGTTCTCTCTTATAAACGCCTGTACAAGTTGCTCTTTTGTGCCAACAGCACGTAAGCCATTAATGATTTCTGTACGGTGTTGCGGCAGTTGGCTACCTAGCAACATTGATAACTTGTCATTAGCATGACCAAACGCAAAGTTGTCATACAGTCTAGCAAGTCCTGTGGCTAGTTGATTGACCATCTGTAAATCGCTGGCCATTTTCTTAGCAGGTGCTTGAGCAGCATCAGCCATAATTCCGCGATAAACACCCTTAATTCTATTGATGTTATCTATCTGATCTTGATTCGTGTACTCAGATAAATCAATTTGGTTGTACATATCGTACAAAAGTTTGGCTGTTGCTGGCTGTATTCTTCTAAGTTCACCTTCAGTTGGCTCTGAAAAGATTGTGTAACGCCCACTCTGATTAGTTGTAAATGCAACGGCTTGTTCTCCAGCGTCAGTTAAACCACGTATTGTAGTTGCAATTTGATGCTGTACGTCGTTGTATCCTTCTCGGAATGTTGCATAAGAGCCAGTCTTATCAATACTTGACCACTGTCGTAAAAACACATTACTATGCGTTTGTGCTAGTAGTGTTTTCTGCCAATCACTTTTGCCGTTTGTCTCAGATTCAATAATCATTCTCACAAAATCGGCTAATTCTTGTGCGCTAAAATTAGTGTCAGCTGTTGATAGTCCTTTAAATAAAGTATCTATTCTGTCTGTGATTCTTTTTATTACTTTGTAGTCAGATGCTTCAGGCAGTACTTTTAATCCACCTTCTATATTAAGGCCATCTTTTGTCTTATTAATTGTACGTATAGTCTCATTGCGCCATCTACCTTGAGCAGCATCTAAAGCTCCAATGTGACTCATGCGTGTTTTTGCTAAACTAACGTTTCGCATTGGAGAAACTACTGTTTCTGGATTGATTGCTGCTACTTGCTTATCGCCAAACAATCTAACCTGTGCATCTGGATTATCAGGGGAAGACAATTCCAATTCACTAGTTAGCACCTTGCTCAACAAGTCTCTCATGCCAGCAAAATTGCGAGCATGTAATGCTAATAACTTTGCTCGATCAGATGCATTCTGATCGTGAAGCACCATTCCGTTAAAACCACTCTCGCTATTTAAAGCATATGTAACGACAGATGGGTCATCACTTAAAAACTCGGCCATTGTTGGATCTATTGCTGAAGATACAAACATAGCATCTTCAACAGTGACATCAGGATTCATCTTTACGATGTCTGGGTTGTCACGATCAATTGCGTAAGCCATATTTTCAATGTCTGCCACATTGCGTTTTTGGCCAAAGATGTTAATGCTGAGATCACCGTTTTCAACATCAATTGAAATCTCTTGAGATTTCATTGCATCGGACAGGAATGTCAATTGGTCTTTAGCCATTTGGCTAACCTGCCGAATCATGCGAACAGATGCTTCACCAAAAGCACGTGCCCTACTTGTACCAATCTCACGTACAGAATCGTTACTCATTGACTCGTACATGTTTTGCATAATAGAAAGTTGTATTGCCAACACATCTTGTGGTGAATCAGCAAATCGTTCTAGTAATGGCTGCGGAACACTAGTTAAGGCTGTATTAAATTCTCGCAATGCCTTTACAAATCGCTCCTTTACAGTAGCTTCTGGCTCTTGTGATGATCCCTTACGCCGGTATGCATTTAAAGCTTCTTGAAGAATAGCTAGTTGCTCTTGTTTTTCACGGACACTAAGACGTGTGTCCGCTTGTACCTCTCGTATTCTGTTTTGTACTAAAGTTGCTTGTGCCTCATCACTTACAGATGTAAACGACTGTGTATCAGAAACAGCACCTTCCTCGCCTTGCGATACTATGCGACCTTGTGCCACATCTGCATAACCCAATGTAATATCGGAACTAAAACTATAGCCTTCTTCCGTGTATACATTTTTTAGGCTTTCATACGCTGATTCTAATGCGCCTAACGCAAATTCAAACCTTTGATTTACATGAACATCGCCATCCATGTACAGTAAATTTAACTGTGTAGCGTTAGCAATAATATTCTCCATATGCTTAAACGCTGCAAGAAATGTGTTTCTGCGTGGTTCTATTTCGTCTTTATACGCCTTCTTTAGCGCATCTTCGTCACCAGATTGCTCAGCACGTTTTCTGTTTTCAAGGGCAACATCGTACCCATAAATAGATGCATATTTACTAATTAATGCATCTACATCATCTACTTTAAAAGTACTAAGGGCGTTGATAACTGATGTAAAGTTTTTAATATTTGTAAGGCGGTTGACTGTCAGTTGCCGTAAAGCAGCCGTATTGCCCTCCTCAAGCGCAACTTCAGCTAGATCTAAGTCCGTAGGCCTATTCTTATTCTCTCCAGCAGAAACAAATTCATCTACGACAGCATGACTCATTACTTCTTCAGTAACTTGATTGATACTCATCATAGAGTCAACTGCCGTCATGTTTGCAACACTGTTGCCATTACGCAATGTTACATCAACGCCGGGGCCAGCCTCAGTTCCAGTATAGTTAGCAACTCGGCTTGCAATAGCTGGGTTTTCATCTACCTGATTAAGCAAGTCATATAAAGCATTTGAGATAGATTCTTTATCGGCCAGCGGTAGGTTTGAACGCTGTACGACGTCACCAATTTCACGACCAAATTTTGACAACACAGAAAGGAAAGCAAGTTCATTGGTTTGATCTGCACTTCCATCCTCGGTAAATCCTAAGAATGTATTATTTTCTACTGACTCACCAATAGTGTCTATAATGATCTTGGGAATAACAGAGTTGGCAACATATAAGTTAGACTCACGCTGAAAGTCACGGAACGCTTCTGCATTAGTTGTCAATGTTCTGCGATTCAATACTTGGTCTTGATCTATTGCTGCATAGTACAAAAAGTCAAGACCTTGCTCACGCAACATGCGCTCAGTCTGACCGTTTGTTTCAACAGTTTCGGCGAGAGCCATCTTGCGTACAGCACTTAATGCTTGATTGTAATAGTTTTCTCCACGCCAGAAATCTACTAAATTAACAGGTAAACCTGCGTCAGCTAATAATTTACGGGCATCGACAACATTAGACGTTGATGCAATCGCACGACCAAGTCTTACTTGAGCATCTAAATTCAATCCGCTCAAACGTTTCATGTGCCACAGATTCTCAATATGCGCTATAGCCTGTGGTGCTATACCACGCATGTATGTAGCTTCTGCTTTTGCATCACGTTCTACAGTGCTATTCTTTTCAATAGTTACACCGAGAGATTTGATCGCTCTCTTATATGCTTCACCTTGACTAATCTTGTTTGGAGAACGCAACAAGATTTGATTCATGCGACGTGCAATAGCTCTTGTTGTCGCTGCCTGTTGTATAGATCGAGCAGAAAACAAACTTGCCTTTGGAATGTCTGTACTTAAATCATCAATCGTATATAAAGTGTCTAAGAATCTTTCATCACCGTAGATGTCAGCAACACGATTTAAGTAATGAATATTTGGAGACAACTCCGACATAGCATCATCATAGACAGACACCAAGGCGTCAATGACTGCTTCACTGTTCTGGTTAGTAGCTGCCCATACAATTAAGCCACTTTTGACTGCTTGTGGCATCGACCGTGTTTCACGAACATATGTTCGGATGATGTCAGGTAATTCTTCTGCAGACGCTTGACGTATTTCACGCTGTACGTCTACGGCGTTTTTAGTTGCAACAAATATTGCAATCTCTTCATCGTCAGCCAATGCACGTTTGTATGGTCGCAATGTAGGCATTTCTTCCGACGGGGTGAATTCACTTAGTCTTTGATTTAGTTCCTCGCGACTATGATGAGTGTCTAACACGACACGGTCAATAGGTGCAGTGTAACCAATGCCTTCTGGGTCAGATAATAATTTAACTGTAACTAATCTGCCATCAGATTTAATTACAACACCTTTTTGCCCATCATCATTAATCTCAAGTGGGTCAAATTGACCAATAACAACGTCTCCGGGCAATAAATCGGCATCCTGCGTAGGATCACCGTCCTCATTTAAACGATACGCTTTGCTATCAGGAGCTATGTCTAATGCTAATGTTTCAGCAATTGCATTACGTAATGCCGTTGCTTTTTCAGCATCTGGTAATCCAGAGTCCATAATACTTTTTGCAAGCTGAATTTGATCAGCCGTCAACATAATGCGTGTTGGCAAACCGATGTTATGTACGTCTAGGTCTATATACCCTTCACTAGCGTCAATAGATCTACGCGCTTGTGCTAATGTTCTTGCGTTTAATGCTTCTGGACTACTATCAATCTGACGTGATGTAAGAGGCATTTTTGTGCGCACTGCCTTATCACGAATTGGTTGCACATAGATACTTCCACTCTGCAATTGAAATACACCAATTGGATCTTGTATGCCAAACGTTGCAATCAAACGTCCATTTACATCACGTTTAACTCCACCAACTGTCGTATATGCAACACGATCCGGAAAGTCTTGACTTTCGTAGTAATCGGGCACATCGGCTAATTCAGTCTTATTAGAGTTCATTGCCTCTAATTGGCTGCCTATAGCCTCAGATAATTTTGGTTTTAATGTTGCAATTTCACGTGCAACCTGAATACTAGGCACTGCCTCTTCTGATACTTCACCTGTCACAGAATTATGAGACTTTATGATGACTGCGCCATCTTCGCGGAATCCACCAATAGTGCGAATAGATTCACCATCAGCAGATGTCCATCTGTTTAAAACGAGCGGATTCAATACATCAGGATTAGCTGCAACAACACGTGCTAAATTTTCAGCAGTGTGGATTCTATTCCGAGCCATGTTTACATCGGAGCTAATATCTATTAAGTCGGAGATATCTTGATCTCCACGCACAATTTCAGCTGATCTAAAAGTATGCCCATACCCAGTTTTATGTGAGTTATACGCAATGTACTGTGGTGTACCATCTTCGGCATCTTCAATGCGAACAGCGTAAAACTTATCACCTTTAGTCTCGATAGTTGTTTCAGGTGCCTCTTCAGGTTGAGGTTGCTGTGTTTGCGATTGCTCAACAGACTTCTGTAATTCAATAGCAATCTGCTTTTGCACTTCTGCAATTTGTGCCTTTTTTGCAACTGGATCTAATACATACAGCTTAGGGTTAACAGCATATTTAAGCAATGGATTGTCATCGGCAAGTGGAGCATTGTCGCCATTTTTGCGCATTGATGAAATTAACCTATTAGTCTCAGCCTGAGATGTTTCACCACTTTCGTGCGATAAACCTTTACCTTCTGCAAGGTTAATAAACATGCCTTCAATTGCATGCTGTGGTAAGACGCGCCCCTTACTTAACTCTTCTAAAGCAGGTGCCTTTACCATTTCGTAAATAGCTGATGCAACACGTTTCATGTCATCAGGGTTAGGTTGCTCGTTGCCAGTCAATTCCTTATATCGTTTAGCAACATATGTAGATCGCCAGTCACCGCCGTCTACATAGTCTTTAGCCATAAAGTATGCTTGAGCGTTTATATCTGCACCAGTAAACATTGGCTTCCCACGTAAAGCCGGTTGAACAAACGGAGCAATTTTTTTACCCGGACGAGTAGCACCAAAAGTTAATAATGTTGCCTTGGCTAAATCCATCACTGATGGCGGTTGATATAAACGATTGCCTTCTTTATCAACTGATTTATCTGTAGCAGCACGATATGTTTGCGCTACTGGCTGGAATACATTGTTTAACGCAAACGCTGCATCAGGTCCAACCGAACCAATTAATTCAGCTTTTTGTCTAGCTAGTCTTTGCCCTGCAGCAACATACTTACCAGGTTGCGATGCACCCGCTCGTGAAAGCATACGGCTAACTTGATATAGTTTTTTAGCATCTTTATAAAAGCCTAGTGTGCCACCACTAAACATAGCCATTGTGGTGCCTAAATCTGAAATACCAGCTGGGTCAGTCTGTTGTTTAATACTCGCTTCTTGCTGTCGTAAATCAATAGGGTTACCAAATTCATCCTTAGTTACTTGAGGCACCATATTGTAAATGCCCTCTAAAGGTGCTCCTAAGAATTCGGCAGTTTTATTTGCCATTTCACCTTGTTCGGCATTTCCACCAACGCCACGAGTAATTTGCCCCGGAATACCAGATGTACCTAATGCCGACGTTGCACCCGGTAAAAACATACCTGCGGTTTTTAACTTATTGTAATTAATCATCGAGCCTGCTACTGGGCGCAATGCTCTAGCAAATGCGTTACCAGCAACATTCATTGTCGCTAAACCAGCACCAGCACTAACTATTGACCCCATAGTGTCCTTAGCAGCTTGTCGATACACCTGCCTAGACAAATTAGTTTCATCGCCCGTTTTTTCGCGATACCAATCCATGATCCCCATGGTGTCATAAATGTCATCAGACTGCTGTGGTGTCTGCCCCATTAATGAGCCAAGAGCGCGACCAACAGTGTACTTGCCAGCCTCACCACCGAAAACAAAAGGAGATGCTAATAACTGTTGAGTGCCAGCACTAGAGCCATACATTGCCTCAAGAAATAAGTTTTCTTTACCAGACTCGGCTGCTCCTTTGTAATACTTCTTTTCTTGATTAGTCAAGAATGTGTCTACGTCATCCATTAACCGAAAATCCGTAGCGCGAGATCCAGCCTTTGCTACAGACTGTACGGCACCAAGAGCTAATCCAGTAACTCCGCCAGCAAGTCCAGATACATCGCGCTTAAATAACTCAGGGACACTTAATGGATTTTCTTGTGCAGCTTTTCGCCTTGCACGTTCCATGTCAGCCACATTCATGTCGCGGACGTACTTAATTTCACCTGCACTAATGTCTGGTAAAAACTGACGCCCGGTTACAAGTTTGCGACCATCTTCAACTTTATTGCCTTGTGTTACCTTTAACTTTTTTGCTTCAAGTAATCTGCGAGATATTAAGTTAGATCCCTTTTGATACTCTTTTAACGATATATGACCTTTGTCATAAGCTGTCCGTAAATCACCGTCATCTTCCTTGATACCTTCCCGCTTCCATCTATCGGTTGATAACTTTGAAATAATGTCTGGATATTTTTCGGTGCGGAATCTTTTTCGCTCAAGCTCATTTTCCTCATCGTACTTTGCTTGAAAAAATTCACCTAAATTGCGAGCGTTTTTTGTAGTAAGCTTCGGTGAAAGCTCACCCATATCTACCGCTTGACGAAAATAACCAGTTTTATTCTTAGTTTTCGATGTTACAGGTGGTTTACGCATACGTTATTATCTCACTATTCCATTGCATCAAGCCAACGAGTCAGATTTAAATTTTCCTCAACCTGTTTTGGAGTTAGTGGAACCCTGCCTCTAGGTTGATGAAGATAATTAGTCTTTACAAAATCTCTTGCTTGCGCGGTCGCATTTGCATGAATTCCAAATAACTTATTGTTTCTTGCTTGCAGACCCTCAAGTGAAGTCACTGGGCCACTACGTACGGTGTTAAACTTTGCCTCGGCAAGAACTGCACGTTTTTGATAGAAGGCTCTAGCTGCTTGGGTAGAAATACCAGACAGGTTTACATTAGGTATTGCTGTAAGTATTTGATCAAGTTTAACCTCGCCAGTGTCTAACTTTGTAACAATAGATTTGTCATTAGCAATGCCTTCAAATACCTGATCGCGAGTGTATCGCTCTTCTTCCAGTAAGTCCTTGGGAGTCAATCCAGCTGGAGTTACCTTATTTGTGGCTGTTAACTTTGCTCGCTCACCTGCTGCCTTCTCCTCATATTTAGTTGTGAGATCTTTAAATAATTGATCACGCAATTCTTTAAGGTCGGCTATTTGAGTTTCCAGTGATGATCGACGTTGTCTACGTCCCTCAGTAATCTGCGCTAACGTTGATTCATCTGGTTTTAAAAATGGTTGCAACGCAGAAGTTAAACGTAATCTTTGCTGTGGATCTAGATTTTTCCAGAAATCTGTCTTATTTGTTATATTGCCAGCTTCATCTATGGCAACAGGCCACAATGCTTTATCTGGGCCAATAACAGATTTTAATGTTTCTTCTGGATCAATGTATCTACCTTGTCCTACTAACAAACCGCCTCTTAAAGCTTCTTGTACTTGAGGCATGTTTACCTCAAGAAATTTCTGTGCATTAAGACCAATGTTCTCAGGGTCTTTTACAGATGCGTATTTTAAGGTGCGAACCTTGCCGTTGATATCAACATATTGCCTTGTACCCTCTGTTAACGTTGGCATGTCGTACATTGAGACGCCTAGATTTCCTAGTCCGTACTTGTTAATTGCACCCGTAATTGCTTCTATGTCTTCACTAGTAGGTGGTGGTAGTGGATATTTATCATCTCGTTTTACAGTTGTAGTTTGCTTTGGTAACTGCGTGGTGTCTGTAACTACATTGCCGCTAGTACCAGTACCAGTAACACCTGCACCAGTACCAGTTACACCTGCACCGGCACCAGTTACTTGTGTCGGTTTTCCAAATTGACTAAATCTAGTGATGTATTTAGTAGGATCTTTCAATCCCGGTATTGACTGTAATCGACCTTGTAATCGAGCTGGTAATTGCTCAAGTGATCCATTAACTTGATCTAGTTGGCCAAGCAATAATGCTCGTCCGGGACCACGCTGAGATAAAATTTGCGCCTGTAATGTCGTCTGTTGACTTAGTAACTTTGCACGTTCGTCTTCTAAAGAAGCAGTAACAGCATCTGCATCAATATCAGGTTTACCTAAAGCAGTAGTAACTTCTAATTCACGTACAGGGGCAAGACGCGCGAACTCAGCATCCTCGCGTTTCCTTCGTTCGGCTGCAGCAGCTGCCTCATCAGCTGCAAATCCAACCTGTTGTTTTTGCAATCCAAACGCACGATCAGCATCAAACTGTTGTTGCTTCTGCTGGAGAAATTGCTCACGTTGTTGATTACGTTGTTCTTGTCCTTGTTGTAACGATTGCAGAAAACCTAATAATGCCGATGCACCTGCTTGACTTGCTTTCATGCTATTAGCCCTTAACTTCTATTAAAGTTTGGATCACGCATACGGAAATTTGCTTCTTTTTGACGTAATCCAAAATCACGATCTGCATTGCGCTGATTAATGAATTGACCACCTAATGCACCAAACTGACTTGCAATTTGATTACGTTGGTTCTGCATTGCTGCATCAGATTCCATCTGTTGTTGGGCTTCACCCATATATTGATTGTATAGATTATTTGACATATTCGATGCAGTGCCGAATGATTGATTAGCAGTGTTTTGATAGTTACCTAAACCCATGCCAGCCAATCCAGTTGCCTCACGTAAACGCTCACCTTCTTTAGCAGCATAGTTGACAGCACCTTGAGATATAGCCTGTGATATAGGATTATTGTAGAAATTGTCCTGCATCATATTCCCGGTCATGCCAGCACCAAGGTTTAACTGATTACCCATTGAGTTATAACGAGCTTGCGCTTGAGCTGCATTACTAGTAATGTTGCCCATCTGTGCTCCAGCTGACCTAAGCATTGCATTAGTTGCATCAGGATTACTAAGACGTTCCATCTCATTTTGTAGACCACGAGAATACATTCCAGAAAATTTATCTGCTTGTGCTTGACTTCGTTGTCCCAATCCGTATTGTTGATTCTGAATGTTTTGATTAAACATACGTTGTTGAGACAATTGATCTTGATATGGATTTTTTTGTTTTCCAAATAAAGACCCGACCCCCTGACCAAGAAGAGTACTTCCTAAACCTATAGCATATGCTGGAATTGGCATTTCATTTCCCCTACTGTAAAACGTACCAGATACCTTGTCCTGATGAATCTACTTGCGCAACTAAAGTAACTGTTTCATATTGAGCTACTGGCCATGCTTTTGCTGCAGCCCTACCAAGCGTATCGCCTGTTTGTACAGCAGCACTAACTTGATTTGCAGTACTATCTGTTTTGATTATATGTATAAATTGCCCATTAGCATAATATGCTTTTGGTAATGTAACAATTATTGCTGCAGATGCCGCATTAGCACTCACTATTAATTGCCCAGTATCTGCATTTGCACTTGCATTTATAGATAATGGCGTAAAGTTTGCAGGAGTATATGGTGGAGCAAATGCTCCACGTGTCTGCACATTTGATGTAACAACTGCCTTGCTTTTTCCGGGACCAACAACACCACCAGTTAACGATGTAAATTGATCTGGAGTTGCTAATCCTCCGGGTAATGCCATTATCCTCTCCTTACTGCACTTTCAGTAGACATAACAGACAAAGCATGTATTTCTATTCTAGATGTAGCACTCGTCCCATATATTTCTACCTCTAACCATGTGCCACGTAATTCATTTGGCACTTGACGAAATCCTACTGCTTTATCTTGATTTGCAAGTGTTGTGTATTGACCAGTAGTACTTATGCCTTTATTGTTCGACAGCTTCCAAGTAAAAGTTGTAATTGACGGTACATAATAATGCACATTAACCTGATGTGGCCTATTTGTACCGTAATATGCAACCCCTTCCGCATAAGTTTGACCATAACGACGTGTTGTAATTTTCCAATCAATACCTTGCGTTGCACCTGCGTATGTTGGCCTGTCAGTAAAGCCTTCAAGTCTATATATTTGCCCATTAGATGCACCAACATACATATCTGCTACATCATTAGTAGATGTACATGAAACAGCACTCGTTGCATACATCTGTGCACTACTGAATACTGGAAGCTTCCATTTTACCCAGCCAGTAGTTCTTGTGTCGTACAGATAAATAACCGTATTCTGATTTGCTGTTGATGCACCGGCAACTGGAGCGAATGCATACAATCTACGCTCATGTGCCAACATGATAATGTCACTATATGCTGCTGCTCCAATATAATTTGCAGATCCAGTAGGTCCATAATCCATAGACCGTGGATTTAAAACTGCTTCAAGAGGAAGGCTTATTGGCTCTATCTTTGTGCCATTCATTACACTGATGCCAAAACTCGATACGTGTAATGCCTGACCAACTAAACTAGCAATACCTTTACTTGCCAGTAAACCAGCACCGGGTTCACGTATAAATTGCTGTGCTTGAAAAGAAGTTGGATCAAATCCCATAATTGGGACAATGCTGTTTTCGCGATATGCGATAAGTACAGCAGATGTATCACCACCTGCTGCAACCATACCGTCAGCAACATATGACAATAGGTTAACAATCTTCTCGTTATCATCCTGTGAACCAATCGTCATAAATGCACCCTTGATTGCCATAAAGGGATCTTGGACATCAGGGATATTTGTTGTGTATACGCCGTATTCGTTGTCTTTATTTAATGGCCATGTCGCATATAGCCCATTATCCTTTGATACAAATAACCTCTGTTTGTGATTTGCAATAGTGCTTAAACCAGTTGGTAATTGATTTCTGCCAGTGTGATGAAACATCCCCGGCCTACCAATGTTTGTTGGAAACAATATATCTGTATCACGAACGTCATCGTAGATTGTGTAGGACGCAGTATTAGTTGACCATGTTACATCAAACGTTACAGCATCACTATTTACTAACGTGCTAGTAGTGTAGTCGAATACTTTTGCGTTTTGCCCCGTATAAGATGCGCCTGTACCGATGTTTGTCGGTATCATCGCAATCAGTCGCGGCATACCATCAGTAAATAACGTGTCGCATCTACGATAGATTAGTATGTAATCATAATCATAATTTGTTGTAGATGTTCGCAAACCAGTGTCAGTAAACGTTATACGCCCACGACTATATGCTACGGATGACTCTATCTCAGGGCTAAACTCTGATGGCACTGTCTCTACACCCTCACCCGGAGGTGCAACAATGTTGTATGCAGATGTTGCTCTCCATGCAGCAGGAGCTGATTTCCATCTAGTGTAAAGGTATTTATACCTATTGTCTGGAGTCATACCTCCTTGGCGCACAACGTCACCAAGGCCAATTAATACTGCGTCTACGGGTACATCTGGTATATCTTCGTCAAAACGTAGATAAATAGCAGTAACAGCATCACGACTCGTACCCGGTATGGGAAATAACTGAAACTCTAAAAATCGAGTTTGTGCGTTATATGCAGCTTGACCTGTCCAAACAATGGACCCAGCTTCTTGTATCCCAAGACTAATCGGCATAGCGACAGTTCTAATATTAGGGTGTAGCTCAGCACGTATACCAATGCCCCTATCATTAGATAAGTCTGGTGTTCCTGTAATAGCCAGCTTTATCAGTCTATTCTGTACATATCCGCCATATAAACCTTTTACGTTAGTGTTTATCTGAGCAGCTTTAAATCCAGCTAAACCTAGATCTGTAGTTGTTGCGTTGTCATTAGCACTAGAGAGGACGCTGTATAAATACACGCCATCAATTAATACGCCGGGATCATTGTCGCGTGACCACCCACTATTGCTTAATTGGATGCGTACCTTATCAAGAGTTCCTTCAAAATCACGGAAGTCTACAACATACTCAAATTGAACCCAGTCAGCTGTAGTTTGCTTAGGGGCTGCGTCTGCCACTGCTGTAAATTGCGCACCGTTAATAACGCCAGTAGTGCTGTATCCAGTAACTGTAACGTTTAAGTATTGACCATTAAAAGGTTTAGCATCATCATAATTCATTAGGTTGAATGTCAACCTAAATAATCCATTTACCTTAGCCGTACTACCATTTTGCGAATATGTAGGTAAGCCAGATATCTCTTGGATGATGTAATCTGTTGGCTTATCGATATGGACTATATTTCCTGTAGTACGCCCATCAGCACCCTGTGAAACAGTACCTTTACTACCAGCCCACGGTAATGCATGAATTCTAACCAGCTGTCCTGAGCCTGTACCGATCGATGGCGAGCCACCAATTGTGTTCCAGTTAGAACACGTAGTACCAGTAGCTGTACCAAAAAGAGGATTAAGAACACGGTTGTCAGATGGACTAGCACTTGAAAATGTTGCTTGCGCTGCACTGTCACCATACGTACCAGACGTGTACGTCTTAATTGCTTTTACAATCCCAACAGCATTTGGCTTTGTTGACGTAGGCCCATTCACCGTAGGTAAAGATGCAGCAATAGTGCCGTTAGTTCTAAATAATGAGAACGATGAGCCAGCCCCACCAACTCCATAAATGTATCGACCATATTGAGTCATACGAACAAGTTTCCCCGATGAGGGGAAACTAAATGACGCACCAGTCGTTTGGTCAGTTAATTCCGTTTCAGCAGCTGGAGCACCTGATGGGTCAGTAGCATATAACTTTCCATTTTTTGCATAAACTAACTTGCTGACTGTAGCCGAACTTTTCAAAGCTGTAAGTTCGTATACAGGATTAGCAATAAACGTATTCATGATTCCGCGAAAACCATTCCTCAAGACGGGAGAGCTTCCATCAATCATCATGTTTTCAATATTTTGCGCGTAACCATCTTTCAACTTATTTGGCTGTGTTCGAGTATCCATGCCAATCCATGTAACATCACCTAATATATATGATTGCTGATTGTTCATTGCTTTGATTGCCATTACATACACCCCATTCGCTTGTAAGTTTTTACAAGAGTTGCGTCTCTAGTACTTGTATCTACTTGATCACCAAGTAAGTCATTTACCGTATACCCACAGGCTAATGGCAATAGATTTAAATAGTCTGGGCATTCACATAAATTAGGTTGTGTGCCATTTGCAACAAGATTTGCAATACCAATAATATTTGCAAATAACGGTACAGCTGGAGTAGTTGGAGAAATTGCAAACGCTAAAATATTTGCTGTGCCAGATATAGAAGCAGTTCTTACAAATGATAATTCAGCAGTTAGATTTGCATTACCAATAATATTGCTAAATAAAAGCGTAGGACTTACTACAGTACCTGTAGAGCTAAGTGAACCTGTGCCAACTATAGATGACTGCAGTTGCGTAGATCGCAAAGCTGTTAAGTTTGCAATGCCAGTAATTGACGCTGAACCGGGACTTACTACAGATGCAACAGAAGTAAGATTAGCAATACCAGTTAACGATGCACTGCGTTGAATTGCTGGTTGGGCGTTAAGTGTAGCAATACCAGTAAGCGATGCACTACGTTGAACAGCAGGTTGTGCATTAAGCGTACCAATACCATTAAGGCTTGCTGATGCATTTGTAACTCCAACTGAGGGTGCAGCAAGCCTTGCAGCAATAAATGCTACTGTTATGTAACCAGCAAATGCCATTTAATTAGTCAAGCGATACAGAAATTGCACCAGCTGCAAACGTAATGGATTGACCTGCTGTAAGAGTTACTGATCCTCCAGTTAAATCTCCATAGTAAATTCCAAAAGTTTCAAGTGATGATCCTACGGTTGAACTTGTACAAATAGCAATACCGACAATACCTGTATGTGTTGCTGTAGCAGTAAATGTAATTGCTTGTGCATTGACTAATGGTGCTCCATTAGCTGAAGCTACGTTAGTACCAGCTCCAGTTGAAAATTGCTGTCCAGCCGTACCACTAAATGCTGGTCTTCCAGTTCCTGTATAGCTACCACCTGCTGCTAATTCAGCAATAGTTCCATCGTTTGTACTGTTAGTCAGGAATGCTAAGAATAAAGCGGTTCCGCCTTTAGCTGTAAAACCAGCTCCGCGTAAGGTCGAATTTAATACTTCAGACTCTAAAGTGTTTGTGAAAGCTGTATTTGCCATAACTACGCACCTACCTTTACAATTGGATCTGCACTAGCATTTGTTGTAATTGGTTGCGACCAGATTACTGTTGTATCCGCTTCATTGTACACATCAACTTGCGTACCGCCCGATGCATCTACCTTGTTGCGTAAAATGCGTAAGGCATTACGAACTGTTCTACCATTAGATGTAGTTGACACTTCATTTCCAGAACTGTCAAGATTGCGTTTAAGAATAGCATCAGCTATTTCCTCAACCGCACTAGTAGCAAGTGCATTTGCATCAATAGCACCAGCTGCAAAAT